TTCCTTTCAGCAAGCATTTTAAACCATTCTTTTTTCATCTCAATATCATGTCTGATATGAGTCAGGTGATCATCTCCATCAATCTTGGTGTAGATGTAAAGCAGTACAGCAATAAAACTAAAAAAGCATGCAGTGTATATCTGCATTACAGTTAGTGTAAATGTGAATGTCATTAATCTCTCCTCGCATCAGATTGCTCTGCTCTAGCGATCCTGTCTAGGTCAGGTGGGATATGGAGTGCATGGGAAACTTTAGTATCGATGCGAATAATGTCGTGGTTCATGGCAGAAACACGTTTATCTAATGCCATGATGATACCAGCCATCCCCTTAACAGAGGAAGTTACGCCAGCTAAAATGAATTTGAGGGTTAGGAAAACGAAATACCCAGCTGCGACTGCTGCAGCAATGGGAAATCCAACCTCAGCCACCAGTTTAAAGAAGTCCATATATAGTCCATTTTGTTATAATTATGGGTTTGCACCCTGGATCTATTTTATTTAGGAATAGTCGGTTTACCGACTATTATTTCTTTTGCAAGTCGTCTACTTCTTTTTCAATGGTTTTTACACCAATACTTGAAAATACTTCTTTGGCTTTATTAAGGAAAGATTGTGTTTTTTGAGGTAATGTTTCATCACGTTTTTCAAGACGATTATATAGATTAGGTTCCCAATCTTTACTATCATCAACAGTGATATTAAGTTCTTCATCAGTAACTTCAGCAGAGTCATAATTACTGACATTTTTTTCAACGATATGTTCTTCACCTTTTATTGACAATTGAGCAGTATCAGAAGCATGTAAATTATCTTCTATATTAACTTCAATTGGTGCATCAAGTATAACGTCAGGTGGATTAGGCAAATCGCCCTCATCAATAAAAACTTCTTTTGGTTCAGTTTCTTCTTTTTCACGTTTTTGTTGCCAGTTGGCTGCAACTAATAATAAAACTGCCAGTGGGTCAAACACTAACACAATCATAATGATAACCCAGCGAACTGCTTTTTCTAATACATCAGTTTCTGGATTATCACCATATAATAGTGCTGCAATATATTTTATCGGACCGACTTCGGCTTCGACTTTGCGGACTTCGCTGGCGATTGGCGCACGCTCTTCGTTGTACTTGGAGATTTTGGTTTGCGCTTGACCGATTTCGTTGAGGATTCTGTTACGGTCTTTTTGCTGTCCTCGTCTAATGGAAATGGCGCGATCGGCTCCACTGGCTTCGGTTGTTCTGCTGAGGGTTTGATCAACTTGAGCATCGAGTTGAGTAAGTTCTTTACGATTTGCATTTATGTTCTCCTTTTCGGTTTTAATCTTCTCATCAATTAATGCCAATTTGGCGGATACATCACCAGTTGGTATTGCTTGATCCAAGTGCGCCTTTGATAGATAACCAAAGATACCCATTGAAGTTAGCATCATCAAAATAATTAAAGACACAGTAAAGTATGATTTCATCAATACTGGGACTTCTTTCCAATTGCGATACAACCATGATGCCACTACTAACTTTGATGCTTCAAGTAGTGAGCCCATGATGAAAATAGGAATAGCTGCTGCTGCGAAAATAGCAACCAATCCCATAATAGAATAATAGGCAGCACATGCCGATAATGCTAGTGCTGTTCCGAATAGTAGATATGTCATAACTTGTTTTTAATATGAGAACCATGAACTCGGACAGAAATCTGTCCATTATAATAGTCATCTGATTCTAATACTTTTCTCCCGAACTGTTCCCGTGCTTCCACATAAGAACATTCTGCTTTAGATTTACAATAGAAAAGAATTTCTCTAGAGAAAGATTCCTTTCCTAATAGTGCTACATCTTTATTTAGTTCTTCACTAGAACCATAATATTCAAGCCAGTCAGAGTCTACTTTGGATCTAACCTTTTTTTTCTTTTTAGTGCCATTTTTTAGAGTAACTGTTTTGTAGCTAGTCTTTGCGAATTTGGCCAACTTCTTACCAATATACTTACGACTTGTGACCTTGTTTGTAATTAAATAAACAAAGCCAACGCAATCTTCAGGTAAATCTTCAACGATTATAGTATTAAATGTCCACATAGTGGACTATTTATTAACTCTCTGCTACAGGAGTATCAAAATTAACTTCAACATTTATAGCAATAGAAATTCGTGGTTCTTCTAGCATATTTGTTGGCACGTAATGTAGGAGATATCCAGGAAATAAAACTAACTTACCCATTGTGGGTTCTATATTGATGTACCTAACATTCTCTGTTATAATTTTTCCATCTTTTGAAATGCTTCTAGCATTAAATTTGTGTGGTATTCTGGAGTCAAATATCTGCAAAGGTGGATGGTTAGGTAATGTGTTAACGTAGTATACACCAATTAAGTCAATAGAACCATGTTGGTGGTGGTGAGCATATTCACCTTTACATTGAATATTACCCCAAGATCTTTTTATAGAACAAGATGGATTATTTAGAAATTTAGAAACATAGTCATTACATTTATCAATGAACCAAGTTTTAAATAAAGTACAATCTGTAGCTTCAAGTAAATTAAACGCTTGTCCATCTAAATTTGGGGCAGGATTAATAAATGCATTAACAATTTCTTGATGGGCATTTATATCATCAAGAATATATTCAGCAATTGGAGTAGCCCAAATTTCTTTATAATTACTCATCTTCTTCTAAATCTTCTTCTTCATAAATGTCTGAACCACACAATGGACAATGTACTATATCTTCATAATTAAAATCGTCACCCTTAATATTGATTTTACCTTCAGCTTGACAGTGATTGCAGTTAAAATGTTTTACTATCATATTGGTATCCATTTATTGATTTTGTTCTCAAACATAGTGTTACCGAACGCTAGTTTTGATGGGATTATATCGAAAGCAATTGTTATACGATCACCTTCGCCATTCCATGGGCTTACTGAATGCATATTATCATTACTTTCTACTATTACTAATTGATTATTTTTATTGATAACGTCATCAATTAAACCATCAGGCATTTTAAATGATGTCACTGAAGGTTCAGCATTAACTGAAAAATAACCATGATAGGCATTATCTTCAGGAGGATTATGACTATGCCAATCTATATATTCCCCAACTTTATGCATATTAAACCACATAGTTATATAATACAAATCATCATATTTTTTAATTTTATTAAAATTTTCATGTAAATGAAAATATAATTTATGTAATTGTTTATTTGGAAAACATAAAAAATTATAAGCTGGATGTAGGAAAGAAATTTGTTCTACATTACCCAAGTTTTGTTTAAGAACTGGAGCGACCGTATAACAATGATTAGTTAAAATAGTTAAATCTAAATCTAGTTGTATCTTAGTTATGTAACTCAAGCAGCTTTACCCCATACGTCATTCCATGTTCCAGATAATGCACCTTTAGCATAATCTGTTACACGATTCTCAAAAAAGTTACCATGTACTGGTGCGTTGATCATTTCTTCAACCCATGGCAGTGGATTCTTTTTAACTTTGTAAATACCTTTCATACCCAAAGAGATAAGGCGACGATCGGCGATATAACGAATATATTGTTTAACGTCTGCTGCTGACAATTCACGCATATCCCCATTAGAATAACATAGATCGATAAACTTATCTTCCAACTCTACCATCTTCTCAGCAATGGTATAGATTTTACCTTTTAATTCATCATTCCAGATTTCATTATTTTCTTTAATGAATTCTTTAAACAATCGAATCATATTTTCAGAGTGCATAGTTTCATCAACGATAGACCAAGTAACAATCTGCCCCATTCCCTTCATAATACCATGACGAGGAAAATTAAGCAACATAATAAAAGAACTAAAAAGCTGCATGCCCTCAGTAAAAGCAGAGAAGACTGCGATGTGTGTTGCAGTTGACGCAAGAGTACCATTTTTCGAACTGAGTTCGGTAACATAATCGTGTTTATCCCTCATCTCTTGATATTCAAGAAACTCATTGTAAGTTGATTCAGGCATACCTAATGTTTCAATCAGGTGGCTGTATGCAGCAATGTGTAATGCTTCACGAGCAGCAAAGCCCATAAGCATCATACGAATTTCTGGCTGCGGGAAATAAGGTAAGTAATTATTAACATACCCACCAGCAACGTCAATGTCTCCTTGAGTGAAGAAACGAAAGATATTAGTAAGGAATTGCTTTTCTTCATTTGTTAATTTCTTTTTCCAGTCTTTTACATCTTCTGCCATTGGCACTTCAGAGTGAAGCCAGTGCGCTTGTTCATGTTTCAACCAAGCATCATATGCCCATGGATAGTTAAATGGTTTGAAATAAGTGCGTTGATCTGTTAGTTTTGATTTTGTTTTAGTTATCATTTTATCCTTCGCATGCTAGACAAGTGTCAGCATCTCCTGTTAGTGCGTGGAGGTCAATTTCTTTAATAACTTCACGCTCGATACGCTTAGAAACTTTATCAGCCTTCGCAATTTTATCAGAACGGCAATAGTACATAGTCTTTAAACCCTGCTTCCATGCTTGGAAGTGAACAGCGTGAATATATTTAATATGACTATCAGGTCTAAAGAAAACATTTAATGATTGCGCTTGATCTATAAATACTTGGCGATCTGCGGCATGCTGGACGACCCATCGCTGGTCGATTTCCATAGAAGTTTTGAAAACATCTTTTGACCACTCGTCCATCCAATCCAAGTGCTGAACTGAACCATCGTTCGCAATAATGCTTGACCACACTTCATCTGCCCAACCTTCTTTATTATTGGTTGATTCTTTCTGGATAATTTCATCGAGCCACCTGTTCTTATTTAAGTGAGAACCCGATAAAGTGTCTTGGCGATAAGCATTGGCACGGTAAGGTTCAATAGAAGGACTAGTATTGCCCATGAGAATGGAAGAAGAAGCATTGGGAGCAATAGCCATAAGATGACTAAACCTATTCCCAGTACC